ACGGACAGACTGTTGAAGACCTTATCAGGCTCGTTGCCGAAGGAGACAGGGCCATCATCGAACTCAACTCCTGCATCGACCGCTACAACCAAGTGAAGGAGACAATGAGTGGTAACCGCTGAACAACTAATCAAGCTCCATATCAATCCTGATCTAGCAGGACCCTTGAACGAAACCTTTGAGCGTTTCAACATCAGTACTGTTAGACAGCAAGCTGCCTTCCTTGGTCAATGTGGGCATGAGTGCGGTAACTTCAAAGTGTTTGAAGAGAACCTGAACTACCGTGCTGAGACACTGATGAAGCTGTGGCCTAAGCGTTTCCCTACAATTGAGTTTGCCAAGCAGTACGAGCGTAATCCTAAAAAAATTGCCAACAGCGTTTACTCGAACCGTATGGGAAACAGGGACGAAGCTTCAGGGGATGGCTGGCGTTTCCGTGGATCGGGCGCTCTTCAATTAACTGGGCATTCGAATTTCTACCATGCAGGGCAAGCGCTCGGTGTTGACTTTGTTATGGAACCAGAATTGGTACGTACACCCAAGTACGCGCTACTGACAGCAGGTTGGTTCTGGTCCACCCATAACTGCAATGCTCTGGCTGAGAACGCTGATTGGGTGGGCCTTACAAAGAAAATCAATGGCGGAACTATTGGCCTTGATGATCGTGTAAAGCACACCAAAGAGGCTATTGCTGTCCTAAGCTAAAGGCTTGGCTCGCATTACACCCTGAGGCTTGCCAGAACGGCCTACACGGCTTCCAATTACCTCGATCAACCTCTTCCTCTTCAAAGCAGAATAACGGGCTGTAATGCTGCTGTACGGAAAGAAGGGGAACAAGTCCAAGATGTCGTCAGAGATGCAACCATCGTCACCAAAGGAAGCTATAGCTTCGTAGACCATGATCTCTCTGGTGGCTGAGTCAATGCTGTTGGCTGCAACGTGTGAGGTTACGGGGTCCTCTGTGCGTACCAGCTTGTGCGCTGGAGTGCCGAAGATGTTTTTGAATGTATCTTTGAGTGACATATCAATCCTTTACTTTGTACCTGCGCGGCTGTAGACCAAGAACTCTCGTGGCTTGAGCATTGCTTCTGTTTTTGCCAACCAGGGGATAGTCCCAAACTTGTCCTTGGACTTCTCACGCTGGCGCGAAACTGACATTGAGATTTTGGTGGGGTCTGCCATCTTCTTTGTTTTTGGCAGCTTGGCTCGTTCTTCAGCCATGTACTCACGCCATTGAAAAGCATTGATTACTGGCTTAGTCATTTACGTGCCTCCAGCATTGCGTCAGCATATTCATAAGCTATACGAGCATAAACAGCGCTGATGTCACAAGTCATTTCACCAGAAGGAGATGGATCAAAAAATAACCCTTGCAAAGCCTTGGCTGCAAAGTAGTCGCGCAAGGTCATGCCTTCTTCAAATCGTCCACAACCACTGTCAATATGTGGAAACGCTGGCCCACCATTTTTTTTACCATTTGAGTCTGTCAATTTCTATCTCCTTGTTTTTCTTTACTTGTACAAATAAAGGGGCTACCTTCTTTTGCATCACTATTTGAATTGAATTCCATTGTTCATGGCATCTGTTTTGACCAAGCATTTGCAGCTTGTATTCCTGAGTGCAGTCTTCGCAGATGTTGCACTGCTCCTTGGCTAGTCTTGCTAGACCTAACCATTCGGAATACTGGTTGTAGTCACGAAAGCAATCGGGGGCCATTGGGTTTTTATTGGGGTTCATTGGAGGAGGGGGAAGGTCAAACAAATCTAACTGCACAACAATCCCCCAAGTTTATTTAGAACGGCAAATCGGACCCGTCATCAAGCTCTTGAACAGGAGCTTTGCGCGTTGGCTGGGCTACCTGACGAGCTTGTTGCTCCTTTGGCTTAACAGACAAGGAGAAGAACTTCTTGCCGTCTTTGCTTTCCTTGATCCAGCCACTGAGCCAGCAGTCAACGCCATTAAAGTTAATGGAGCCGCTGTAGTCAGGGTGGGTGTCTTGGGTCTTCTTGTCTTTGTTGTTGAAAAGAACACCACGGTTTGTATTGTCAAAATCTGCCATTTAATTTCCTGCTTTCTTAATTGCACTACGGGTAGTGGAAGTCAGTTGACCCCACAACCACACTTTTTGGTCAGCTTCCAGTGCCGCTTCATCAACCATTGCTTTGGCTTGTGCTGCTTTACCTTGGCTTACCAAGCTCTCACAAGATGCTGCCATCTCCATGAGGAACTCTTTCTCATCGTCAGGGATGTCGTTGCCGATGTCTCCCTTTGGAGTGATAACTGGACCATCGCCCTTCTTACCTACTGTGGCATCAAGCGCATCGTGTTCAACGATCTCAAGCGCTGCAACCCACAAATAGCGGCGGATGTAACTTTCTACAGCGCCCAGATTCTGGACAGGATGACACCCCTTAAGAGCGGCCTCTGACATTGGGGATGTAATGACAATAATCTCTTCGGGCTTGTCATCATTGACCAATCGCATCTCTGCAATCTCTTTACCAAACGAAATGATTGGAGTCATCCCAACTTCTTTCATCACTTGCAAAGCTGGAACTACAAAATCTGATAGTTCAAAATAATAGTAGCCAGCAAATTTGTTGTGACCGCTTTTCTTCAATTCCATTTGATGGAATCTGGCACGAGCCACACTTAACTTTTGATAAACATTCATTTCCAACTCCTTTTCGTTGCTGCCCTAAACGCAGTCATTGTTGATATTCCATACATTTTTGCAATCTGATGATATGGAACTTTTAAATCTTCTCTGATTGATCTTATTGTTTTGACTTGTTCCTCTGTAAGCTTTGCCATTGGATTTTTCTCTCCAACTAAAGCATTCCCATGAAGAATCATGTCTTGACAATTGTCATAACACGACCCCCAAGACAAATTTGATGCCGCATTGTTGTACTTGTTTCCATCCAAATGCCTACAGACTTGTTTTTGTTTTGGAGGGCCATTAAACAACTCACAAACTGCACGATGAATGTAAATCTTCTTTGATCCATCTACAGGAATTGCTTTGTATCCTTGTTGACCAGCAGTTGTTCCATAAATTTGTCTGGGATTCTTTTTGCAAAAAGATACAACACGACCATCATCACAAAAAAAATATTTTGTGTAGACAGGATGTTGTTTCCAGTTGCCGTCTAAAATTAACGCGCTCATGATTCGTTTCTCCTTAAACGATAACTTGTGAAGTAGCGGCTTGGTGTTGGTAGCATCAGGCCGTTGCGCCATTATATCATCGTAATAGGTTAAATCATTGTTTTGTTAAGTCAAATTCTTGATTGATGATCTCATCTTGGCTTGCCTTGTCCAGCTCACCAAATGTGCGCCAAGCGCGTTGATCACAGTCGCATCCACCGTTGCCCTCAAGAACCAAACAGCAAGCGCAGTACCTGTTGTCGCTGTTCTCAAACTCGGCAATGATGGTTTCGTAAAAGCCTTTAGATTTCATTGGATTCCCTTTGCAATATATTTTCCAACCGTTCAATTACTCTGTCACGCACTAAGTTGATGATGTTCGTGCCATCGACTGTGTGAATCTCGTCAATGCTAAACATGTTCTCGTAGATGCGGTGGTAGTACAACACCAGCTTGATCTCATCAAAATTGATGTGTCGCACGTACTGGCCTGTTTTCAGATTCCAAGTCGTGTAGTTTTCAGACCATTCCATTTGATTCCTCGATGTCTTTCTCAATTGCTTCGATTACTTCAGCGATTTCGTCATCACTTAGGTTGTCTGTTATGTCTTCTGGTAAACCGTGTTCATTGATATAAGTTGCTGTGAACTCATAGTCTGTACGCAAGCCAACAGAAGGATCACCGTCAATGATGTCGTACTCAACGTCAACATCAAAGTAGTCATCACCAACCCACGCCATGTTTAAGTAGAAACTCATATCAACTCCACATCCAGTTTTTCAAAGCAATCTTGTCTGTCAGAGCATCAATGAAAAGCTCTTCTTTTGTTGAAAGCTTTTCTGCCTTTGGTTCTTCTACTGGCTCTGGTTTTGTTTCAGGGAAATGGAAGTCTGTGTCGCCTTCCAACTGCTTGATGTACAAGATCACATCTGATGATTTCTCAAAGTCGTGACCTGTGAGTTCGTTGATTATCTTGAGTACCAGGCGCATACCTGCTTCATGCCCATCTCTCCACGCTGTCAAATAGTCCATTGCATTACCTTTCATTAAATTAACACCGTTTGTTGGTGTGAAGTAAATGTACATCAACCTGCGTTATTGTCCAAACAATTGTCTATATCGCAATTGCAATCTTGATAGTCAAAATCAATAGTCTTATGCTGTCGGATGGTTTACTATACAGCTTCATCAACTAAGGAACTATATGACTCTGGAAGAATTAATGAAGAAGACGACCTTGTACAAGGTTTCTAAGGCTTTGGGTGTTACGCCCCCAGCTATCTACAAGTGGAAGAAGACAGGCAAGATTCCTGAGCTGCGTTTGTTCCAGCTCAAAGAGAAGATGCCAGAACTCTTTACGGAGAAGTGATATGAAATACATGGTTGGTTTCCCTATCGCATGGGCTGTTGTATATCTTGTATTTGCCTTCATCACCATGAGCTTTTCACCTTCAGAATGGGCTGAAAACTATCGCATTTTGTGCGCCGTGTTTGGCATGGCTTGGGGCGTGATGTTGTCGTACCGCATCTGTCAGGACTGTAAATGGGCATTCTGATCGTGTACATCATTGTTGATTGGTTCTTGGAGGGCCTATGAGTAAAGGCGATTCACCACGTCCCATCCCCAACCCTGAGAAGTTTCGGGATAACTGGGATCAGATTTTTGGCAAGAAAGAAAAGGAAAAGAAATGAGTAGTTACAGCGAGTTAGAGATGAAAGTTATTCAATGGTCTGAGGCCCGTAAGATCATTCCTAACAGCACACCCTTGGCACAGTGGATTAAGGCTTGTGAAGAGCTTAATGAGCTGCGTGAGGCCATCGTCAATGATGACCGTGTAGAGGCCATTGATGCTGTTGGTGATACTGTCGTTTGCTTGATCAACATCTGTGCATTGTTGGATGTCAACCTGACAGACTGTTTGGCAGCTGCTTACAACGAGATCAAGGACCGCCGTGGCTACATGAATGCTGACGGTATCTTTGTGAAGGAGTCGTGATGAAAAGTTGCAGCAATTGCCGTTATGACAATTTGGAACCAATGGAAGCTCCTTGCAGAATTTGCCTTCGTTCAGATTCATATCCATTGCATGAGTTCAAAGAACAACCTCAACCATCTACTAAAACTGCTTTAACGTGGCAAGAAGGTGGTCAACACTACAAAGACAAGGCTATCCAGCCTATTGTCTACATCCATGCCAATGGTCTTGGATTCTGCGAAGGTAATGTAGTTAAGTACATCACCCGTCACAAAGAAAAGAATGGCGCAGAGGACATCCGTAAGGTCATCCACTACTGCGAATTGCTATTGGAATTGGAGTACAAAAATGAGTGAAGTAAACATCATCCTGACAGACAAAGAAGACGGTACTTTGGGTATCCGTATCGTGTCTGATGCACCTGATGATTCAGGAGCCAGCACTATTGCAAAGATGTTCATTGAGTTTGTAGGCCAACTACAAGCCCAGGAACAAGCCCCCAAGATCATCACAGGAGAACATTGATGGGTGGATTTATTGGCTTTCTATGCTTCATGGCTTGGTTGACTCACATCTTCACTTGCTTTGCTCACGGATTCTGGGGCTTCTTGGTAGCTGGCGCTATCTTTTTCCCTATCGGCATTCTTCACGGGTTCTATCTGTGGTTTAACTGATATACAATGTTTTGAAACACGGCTAGGTCTGAAGTCATGAGCAGACCGAAAAGAGTTACCCCTTCTCCTGCCGCCTGTTTCTCTTCCAAGGGGCTGTAAAAAGCGGGCTATATGCACTACTACAAGTTCAACATTGCCGACTATCGGAAAGATACAGGCCACCTTTCAACTATTGAGCATGGCATTTATCGCCAGCTTATTGATTGGTATTACCTTGACGAACAACCTATTCCTTTAGAAACCCAAGTGGTTACCAGGCGGTTACGTTTGGGTTCTGATGATTTAATTCTTGTTCAAAATGTACTAGCGGATTTCTTTCAAAAGACCGCCAAAGGCTATGTACATAAACGCATAGAGTTTGACATCAAAGAATTTCATCTACAAGCTGACAAAAACAAGGCCAATGGTAAGCGTGGTGGTAGGCCAAAGAAAACCCAGTCGGTTATTTCTGGGTTGCCAGATGAAAGCCAAAAAAAGCCTAACCATAAACCATTAACCATTAACCATAAACCAAAAGAGGAAGGAACTCACGTTCCCGTGTTTGAAGGTTTTCCAGTTGATACATGGTTAGCTTTCATTGACATGCGTAAGAAGCTGAAGAAGCCAATGACTGATCACGCTATGGACTTGATGATTGGCAAGTTGCAGAAAATGAAAACAGCAGGTCAAGACGTTAAGGCTGTATTGGAGCAATCTATAACCAAGTCTTGGTCCGATGTTTACGATGTCAAACAACAGCAGCAGTCGTACAACAAATACGATGTTGCCAACACAACCGTACCTATCGCGCCTGGCTACGATGATGCCCTTCGTAAGATCGAAGAGGACCGTAAGCTTGCTGCACCACCTTCGCTTGAAGTCTTGGCCCGTATGGCTGCTTTACGCAAGGAGATCAAAAGTGCATAAAGGTGAAGCTCACGCTATATTAAACCAAGTCAAACTTGGCATGTACTTTTCACAAGGAAAGATCAATGAAGCTCTCTTCACTACTGGAGACTTGGACATTA